TTCATCTATAGCCTCCACCTTTTGCTTTGTATTGTTTGGCTAACATCTGTGCCTTACGAGCAGACCATTGTCCTGCCTTGCCACCTTTCGTACCTGCTTTAATCCTATTGAACAATGCTTTCCTCATAGATGGTTTGGTATAGTTACCTGCCTCGTTGACTCTGCTTTTTGCCATTACTTCATCTTTTTCTTTTTAGATGCCATAATTTTTTGCTGAAGCTGTTTTGGTAAAGTCTTTTGTTTCTTGGTAAGACCTCCACCAGTTTTCTTTTTAGCCGCAGGTTTTTTCATTGAGTGATAGGGCATAGCTTTCTCCTTTGCTGATTTTATTTGTACGAACTCATGCTCGTTTCTTCTTTGCCTTATTTCGTTTAGTAATCGCTCTAGCCTTTGCACGAGCATCTGCTTTACTCGAAGCACCCCATGCACGAAGCGATAATAATAATCTAGTAGGTTTGCCTTTAGCATCTCTCTCAGGTCCTTTCATGTTTCCCATTCTAGCTAAAAAACTTGCTCGTCTGGGATTGTCACCACTTTTCACTGGTGCTTTTAATGTGCCACCAGTTTGTTTCTTATAACTGGCACGACCCTTAGCATTTAATCCACCTTTGGGGTTCTTACCTTCTTTTCTTTGCCATGCAGGTGTCTTAGCCATATCGAACCTTTTTAACTATTAATGTTAGTGTAATACCATGTCATAGTATGTAGCAACAGTTTTTTACCCCCCTTGTCATGTCAGGTCTATGCTCACAGAGATGTTGCCTTGCACTAGCGACATACTCTTCTCGACAGGTTTGTACCCTGCTCTGTCAAGTATGTCCTTAGATGCCTCAAGCTGTACGTACTCAGACTTAGCACTTTGCGCTAAGTCAAGTACTCTTTTAGATGCAATCGTAGCATTGATACCTATACTCTGTCTTACCACTTGTTGCATATACTCTTGAACATGAGGCAATCGCAAAGTCTTACTGGCTGTCACTCTTCCTGCTTCGCCGTCTGCGTATCCAGCCTTTGCACTTGCCTCTTTGATACTGCAACCCAATGCTACGATAGTATCAACTAAGGACTTCTGTTTCTTGGTTAACTTAATCTGATTTAACAAGAGAACCCCCCTTACCCCCCTTTTATGGATTAGCTAATTACGAATGTCAAGGGTATTCTAGTTCTCTTGATAAATCAGATACTTAGCTGTAGAAGTCCTTAGATGATACTGCTTGGACTAGCAGAGTTAAGAGTTGTTGGTGTTGTTTGATGGTAGCCGAATATTAGGTAAGACTTTTGCTTCCGTAGTCCTTCGATACAATTTGTAGACGTCTGGAATTTACAGTGTTTGTGCATTTCATTCTCTTTTGGTGTTCTGTGCCACTCTAAAGCTATGCCATAAAGGTCTGAGTCAAAAGAAATAGACGTATCCTACGGACTGCCTCGTCGATTTCTTTTGACTCTCTTTTCGAGTTTCGCTAAAGCGAAACGCTTTTAGTATTAGACCTTCTTATGGCTTAGCAAGAGTGTCATATAACAACCAAAAGGAGAAAGAAAATGACAAGTACAAACACAGTAAATTACGCAGAAGTCTTAACAAATTATATCTCAGGTACTTCAGCGAAAAGTCTTACCCAATATTCTCAGAAGAGATTAGATGGTATGAGGAAATATCTATTTATATCTAATCTAGGTAATATAGATAGAGCATATAATAAGATTGATGCTGAGTTGTCTGCGTGTAATGCATACATGAAAGCCGCCGCTGAAGCAGATTTCGAAGCTGATGCAAAGGGTGGCTATGGTCAAGGATCTCAGGAGTTGATCGAGCAGTATGGTTTCCGTGGTGGAGTCAAAGATGTTACGATAATGATTCAGGATTTGATTGCTGTCCGTGATGTTCTTGAGCAGTTTTTCAATGCCAACAATGATGACTTTGAACAGATGTTTGGTACTAAGTTCAAGCCTAACTGGATTGGCAAAGATGCCGACACCCCAAAGTCATCAGAGCCACTTTCTTCCAAGGAGAAAGCTGAACTCAAAAAGAAATATCTTGGTGCATAAGCACCAAGATTATCTCTCACTCTTACGAGTGAGAGATATCTTTTTGCTAATGAGGTGTTTATATATTACTAGTACAAACCTTCGAACCACTTCGTGGTTCTCGGTTTGTTTTCTAGTCACTACAAACTAAGACGTAACAGATATACACGGAGGTTACATTATGTCTAAACTAAGTAAGTCAGTTGACAAAAACTGGTATTCGCATTGCGACAAAATGTTGCAAACAATAAAACAAAGTTTCAATATCATATACTATGGCAACACAAATAAAGTATGTCATGTTGACACAGTTACATCTTTGCAAGATGCTTGGAAAGTAATTAGTCAAGATAGATATGATATGCAATCGTTTCATGCCACATTCGGACACAGCCGAAAGAAACAAAACTACGAGGTGTGGCAAGACAATCAACTCGTAGTACAAGTAACATATGATCGTTAGGAGGTAACAATGAACCATATGACACAACTCGCAAGACTCGTAGACAAGCAAGGTGACTACGATTTTCCAATAGATACAATCTCAGTAGCAGGTACATATGATGATGACTGCGAAACAAAGCTAGTCAAATGTCCTGATAAACAGATGATTGTTCGTGCAGACACAATGGAATATCTTGGTTGCCATTCAATATCGTACAGACCAGTGACTCATGCAGAGGTGCTTGATCCTATCATTGATCTAGCTGATACACTCAAAACACCATATGTCACACAGATAAATATGTTGGACAATGGTGCAATGATGGATACTAGGATTGTCTTCAAGGAGATATGCTTTGATGATCCTTCAATGCAAAGCTATGTTGCATTTCAAATATCAGTTCGTAATTCATACAATGGTGTCTGGTCAGTAATGATACAAGCTGATGGGCTTCGTATGTTTTGTCTGAACAAATGCACAACACCTGATACAGTTGCTAACTTCAGACTAAAACATAATGGTCATTTCAATTACAACTTTGATCATTTAAAACACTCAGTAGATTTGTTTCGTAGTAATGAAGATAGATATCGTGAATGGTATAGAACACCAGTCAGACAAGAAGATGCAGACGATATGTTTTCAAAACTTACTTATACACCAAAGCCTACTATTGATGGTAAGTATCGTAATGAAACACAGTTTGCAAAGCTGCAACAACATTGGAAAGAATACCAACACACCATTGGTAAAAACAAATGGGGTTTATACAATGCAGTAACACATTGGATATCTCACCCTGAAAATGTCAGTAGCACCAACAAAACTATTGTAGAACGTAATAGTAAAATGGTAAGCTATATGAATAAACAAGACTCAATATTCAACTAATGGAGGTTACGTTGATTACATATACAACTAAAGAACTAAAACTATGCGAGTCGTATGCACGGATCGCACACCCATCAGATCACAGAGAAATGTTTGAGCATTTGTGTGAGGTAGCAAAACCATATGGTGAGCTTCACCCACAAATGTGGATAAACAAAATGACTGTGAAGACTACAAAGATTTGGGAGCAGAACCACCCTGATCTACAGATGTCAGATATCATTGAAGAAGTACTCAATGATAGCAGTATCAAACATATGAACTTCAAGTAATCCCTTGTGGTTGTTAGGGTAGTAGGCAGGTAGATATATATCTACTTGCCTACGTCTAAAATATGAAAAACACAGTAAAATATCAGCACAAAACATTGATTGATGCACTAATAGAAACTCGAAAGAGCAGCAAACTTTCGCAAGAGGAACTTGCTTTGACAATCGGTGTTGATACAAAACTATTTGGTCAATGGGAACGTAAACTTGTTGAGCCAAAACTATTTAACCTGCTATGTTGGTGTGAGGCATTGCAGGTATATTTAACTATATCAAAAGATGATGGAGAATTTTGATGCAAAAATTTATGACTATGCAAGAAGTAGAAAATGCACTTGGTAAAAAGAAAGATCCGCAGTTTACTACTAGAGAAATAATGATGATAAAAACTAGTGTTAAGTTTTTATTGAAGCATTTCTATAATGATCCTAGTGATGTTGGTACAATGACACATGATGAACTAATAAGTATAAGGGATAAATGTTTGAATGCCCTCGAAGAGTAAAATCAAAGGTAACTATCACGAGAACTGGTTTGTAAAATTATTTAGTTCTTGGAAGTTGCCATGTAAAAAAGTTCCCCTCTCAGGTAGTCTGGGTGGTGAACATACTGGTGACTTGAAACTAACTATCAATGATAAAGAATATATTGTTGAAGTTAAGTACAGAGCAGTAGATAAATTTCCTAGTGTATTCAAGGTGTTACAAGGAAAAGATATTGCTTTGTACAAACGAAAAACTGGTGATCCAAGATGGGTTGCTGTAATACCTGATAAAATAATGGAGGATCTTATAAAATGATATGTGTGATATGTAAAAGAGAAATAGAAAAACAATACACAGAAGATGGTGTAATGTATTGGGATCAAGGCAATAATGCAGAACCAATAGCAAATGGTAGATGCTGTAACAAATGTGACAGAGATATTGTCGTGCCACATAGATTAGCAGAAGTTCTCATTAACAAGGAGGTGTAACATGGGTAACGTAAAAAAACAATTGCAAGACTATTATGATCGTGTAGTACAACTTGATGGTCTAGAACATCAAATAGATATTGCAGATGATGTGTCACAGATACAAAGATTCATCAACTACAAAATGAAACCAAAGTTCCAATCAGAAAAAGATCTATGTAATGATATTGCAGTAGAACTTTGGAATGAACATTGGAGCAAATACAATGTACCACTTAGATAAAGATTGGCTACCTAGCCAAGAAATCATGGACAGATACAAGGAGGTTAACCATGACAGAGAAACAAAATACTTCAAACATTTCTACATTAAGAACCAATATCGAAGATCCGACTGGGATCAGGAGTATTGCAAATGGTGTGACAAACAACTTAGTCGCAAAAGAAATAATACAAAAGTACTCAGAGAAACCAAACAATCACACGAAGACAATTCGTTCTACTATCGAGTCATTACTGAACTGTCAGATAAATGAACGAGTGAACAATCAGTATATGTTTTTCAGATGGGATATGCCTTGCATATCTGATGTAGCTGATGCACTTATTGCTCGTGAAGAATCAGTTACACAGCTTATGCGATACTGTATGTCAGTACCAGATCCAAAAGATATTGAGAAATGGATCGTAGAAGTTATGGTATGCACTACAAAGCAGTCATCACTTACAGAAAAAGATATGGCACTCAAAGCTCGTGTGTATGCAGGTAAGCTGTCACATATACCTGCGGACATACTTAAGTATGCTTGTGACCAGATATGTCTGAAGAGTAAGTTCTTCCCATCACTGGCAGAGATCTATGAGTTTGTTCAGCCAATGCTTTACTATCGTAAGTCATTGGTGGAGTCAGTATCACAACAATTATTATCAGCAAAAGGAGTATGATATGCCTTCAGATGAAGAATGGAGAATGCAATGTGCATTAAATACAGTATCAATGATGACTGTAGATGAATTTCAAACTCAATTAGAGAAACATAAAATAGAATGTAATACTATGGATAATTATGTTTTTGATTTAGCTAAAGCGATAAAGGAGAGTGCAAATGGAAGAAAGATTTGAAGATGTACCAGTAGAAGTATCTGATCGTGATAAATATGGAAAGGTAAAACTTAAAAGTTACTATGACTATTATCAATCTGTACTGTTTATGGCAGACAGTAAAGACTTCCTGCAACCTGCAGGAATGACATCAGAGAATAGAAATTATATGTACAGAGGAACATCATAGTTCCTCTAAAAAATTTGGTCTGGTCTTTTGCAAAGACCAAATTATTTTAGATAAACTATTGATAATATTCAATAAATAGTGTATGCTGATAGCAAGAAATGGAGGTTGCAATGGCAGTAGAACTACGAGTTTCACCCCATGCAGAAAACTATATCAGAGGTTCTGATATGGTGTCACTCATGAGTGGTAAATGGAATGAACTTTGGAAAATTAAAACTGGTAAGATTGGTCGTGTAGATTTATCACACGAGTTTCATGTCTTGCTTGGTGTTGAAACAGAAAACTTTAATCTTATGTGGTCACAACGAGCATTTGATTATGAGTGGTCAGCACAGAAAAAATTTGAAATGTCGTATGGTAGCATACCATTTCAAGGTACAGTTGATGGCTTTGACAAAGACAAGAATATGATTATTGAATGTAAGCATACTCATGGCATGAATACTATGGAGAATATGATTAACTTCTATATGCCACAAGTACAGTTCTATCTTTACATATCCAAAGCAAAGCAATGTTTGTTGTCTGTTATACTTGGCA